GAAGGGCTATTGCTGAGCATAAAGCTATACTCAGACTTTAGACCAAGTCCATAACCCCCAATTTCTACTGGGAGATGTATGGCATGATAAGCCTTTGGGTTCATTGCCTTTCTAGGCAAAAGTGGACCCATTCGCTCGATAAAGAGGTTTCTAATTGAAACCTTTTTATCATGGGTGTAGAATCGGTCGTCTTTCGGCAACCATTCTAAACACCCTCCAAGTTGTGTCGATTTTCCAATCGCCACATTCTTGTTATCCTTCTTGATCATGGTCGATTGACCACGTTCAACAAGTCTTACCTTCACCGAGTCAACAATTGTTGAGAGACTATAGTCCGTCTCGTGGAAGGCTTGACGGTATTGCAGATTTTGTAGGTTTATTAACCTTTCTGTATACCGTACACATATCTTCGAATAGCCATGTTGGCCTGGAGATATGTGTGAACCTGCATTAATGTGATTTTTAGTCACTTTATCCAGGTATCCGGCGGGACCTTTCACTAAGTGATCGTCTCCGCCGATATGACAGTATCTCCACCCCCGATTGGGGGCTGGGTCATCTGTCAGTAACGTTTCCTTTGCACGACAGTGCTTAAGGAACGCTAACTCCTCGACCGCGAGGTTAAGGAGTGTTAATGATGGTTTGGCAATAGCTTCACCCATCATTATTCCTGTTTTTGTTAACACGCTTGTGTCATCTTTAAACAGTACCAGTCTGGGACCTATCATTCCCAGTACTAGTTCTACATATTCGGATCTGAACGTTAGTCCATATCCTTCTATGAAAGCGCGGAGCATGACTTTTGTCACCTCCCACTGTTGTGCATTAGTGGCATCTTTGAGGTCACTACTTAGCACATATTGGGTCTTTTCCAGACTAATGTCTGGAATTTTCACCAAACCCTTTACTGCTTCCCAAGCCTGATCCTGTCGGTGAAAGCTTGAGAAAACTGAAGGGTGATATTTCATTGCGTCCACGAGTACGTGGGCCAATGGTGCTTGTAGCACATTCAGCCAATAGTCTGAAAGTGTTACAAATCGAGCTTTGTTTCCCATCTCTGGGACTACTTCAGCTCTTAGTACGGGTGTGGGAGAGATTTCTTTCCACGCCACGTACATTAGTTGCTTTCCGAGGACTGAATCCAGTCCCCAGAAGCGACCTTCCTGTTCCTTGGGGAAACCCAAGGTAATAGGTTCAAAGAGTTCATTACCGATTGGTATTTCGTCCTCTTTTCTAAAGACAGTTTTCCAGAGCGGTAGCCCTTGGACATGTCTTACTTGGCCAAAAGGAGTCTCCTCCATTTTGGTCTCTTCGGGAACAATTGTAAGAATTCTTATCATTGCTTCCTGTACAGCTTTCGCTTGTGCTCCTTTTGAAACACTATGCGAAAACTCTCCAGATGACGTTACACTAATATGTGCTGCGCCATCTGATAAGGGTTGGTTTCGGATCTTTTTACAGATCCCACCAATCCTTCTTGCCGCCAGACCTAATTCGACTATCGTCTTTGGTTTGGGGGTGAAAGTATCTTCGAGAACAGATTTGAACTTCTTGATACTTTTTTCTTCAGTCTCCTGCCCCATATAGGGCATTTGGCGACTGGAGATAAGATGAGAGACATGTTGCATTAGCAACATGTCCTTGTCTCCTTGGTATACCCTATTAATATAGGGTATGCCATTTAGGATCCGGAATATGTTATTATCCCGGGGTACTATTAGCTCGCCGATTGTTATCGTTTGAGCAAGTGTATGGAAGAGGAAATTTCCCCATTCCTTCCACTGATCCATTAGGGGACACAATCGTGTACTCCCTACTGAAAAAATATTTCTGATAAGTTTTCTTACCAGAAGATTTGTTGCTGACTGATGAATAAAAATCTTTTCATCAGCTAGCCAAAGAGAATCTACGAGTCCAGATATGAACTCCTCGATTCTCCTAAAATGGATGACTGTTCTCGAGAGCAGTACTTCCA